GCTGCACTGATGAAGAACGGTGGCACTAGCATACCGATCTCTATGGCTTAACATGAGCGATGCCTTTTACAATAACCTAGCTGCGACTGCTGCAAGGCTAATAACCAAGTTTGGCGCGGTGGGTACGATTACGCGCACCACAGGCGGCTCTATAGACCCCGTGACGGGCAATACGACCGCTGGCACTACGGTTACCTATAGCCCGAATACAATCGTTCAGAGATACGCTGACGAGCTTGTAGACGGCACTAGGATTTTAAGCAGTGACAGGCTGATTATTTTAGATAATACGGTTGAGCCACTAACTACGGATAAGATCACGATTCGCGGTGAAAACTGGAGCATCGTTTCTATCACTGAGTCTCGACCCGCGGGTGTCCCGTTGGTTTATTTCGTACAGGCTAGACGATGATTATTAAAAACGCAGATCAGATAGCTAAACGCGCTAATGCTACGCTTGATGAGTTTACAAGAGCGGTATGGATTGAGCTGTTTACAGGTGTAATTGAAAACACCAGAGTAGACACAGGGCGCATGAAAGGTAACTGGCAAACTACAGTTGGTGCTCCTGCTAAGAGTGACATAGACAGATTAGATAAAACTGGCGCTGAAACTATACGAGATATGCAGTCAAATGTAGGCGGCATTAATAAAATTACATATTTAACAAACAATTTGCCGTATGTTGGCGTCTGGGAACAAAGAGACGGCATGGTTGCAAAGAATATCGCTAGAATTGAAACCAATATTAGAAAATTGGCTAGGGAAATCAAATGAGCCTCAAAATCGACCAAGCGTTTGTTCAGTCGTTTATTGACGGTGATTTTGGGCTTCCAATAGATTACGAAAACATGCCGTACACGCCTGTGTCTGGGACTGCGTTCGCGGAATTGATACATATACCAAATCCGATAGATAGTCTGACACTTGCCGATATGAATGAAACTAGCGGCTTGTTTCGGGTTATTTTGCGCTACCCTGTTGATAGTGGGGCTATCACCGCCAAGGCTAAGGCCGAGGAAATCATGGCGCATTACCCCATTGGGAGTAGCGTTGCATATTCTGGACAATCTGCGACAATACGCTCAGTAGACCGCCAAGCAGGAGTTGTTGAAGATGCTTGGTACACACTTGTCGTTTCGATACGATATATTTCTTTTATAACGAGGTGATTTATGCCTGATTCAGTACAAACTCTTGTCGAAACCACGATTAGTGTCTCGGCATCTCTTCCTGCTACCTTTGATAATACAGGTTATGCGGCTCTTACTTATTCTGCCATTGGTCAAGTAACTGATTGGACTCCAGGTGGGCAAGTTTATAACGTAACCACTAGCAACCCTATTGCTCAGCGTAGCACTGACAAATACAAAGGCACGTTTAACAACGGCGCTGATACAATCACTGTAAACCGCGATGACGATGACGCAGGACAAGTCATTATCCAAGCGGCTCTTATTGATGATGCGGATTATTCTTTCGAAGTCACTTATCAAGACGGCACGATTGATTATTTCACTGGTAAAGTAGTTTCATTTGACACTGTCGCTGGGGGCGCAGACTCAATAGTTCAAAAGACTATTCAGCTGGAGCGCACCCGTTCGACAGTTACTGCATAAGGTAACTAAGAATGGATTTAGCGCAATTTGATCTGAAAGAAGCTGCGAACAGCGGTATCACTGTTGAGTTGTCTCACCCTGTAACTGGTGAGATTTTAGAGGACGAAAAAGGCAACAATCTTGTTATCAAGGTTCTTGGCAAAGACTCCGCTAAATGGAATCAAACAGCTAAACGGATACAAGCTAAAAACGCAAACAAGTATCGCAATGGAAAGGTGCCTGAAGCTGAAGTAGAACGCTCACTTCGTGAAATTCTAGCTGAATGCACCGTTTCTTGGTCAAACATCGTTTACAACGAGGAAACTCTGAAGTGCAACAAAGAGAACGCCTTGATGTTATACGAAAAACGATCATGGATTGCGGAGCAAGTGTTGGAAGCTGCTGCTGATAGGGCTAATTATTTTTTAGCCTAAACCAGTTACTTGAAGATTATGTTCGCTATTGGGCTTGGCTCACTACGAACCAGAAAGGCGCTACTAAGGCACGAATAGAGTCAAACCCTGACCCTATTATGCCTGAAATAGCGCCTTTTTCTTATGTGATAGATTTGCTAACGCAGATTGGGCCCTCTGACATAACATGGCAGGACATAAGTAACTGGTGCAGCATTACAGGAATAAAATTAAGTGTGTGGGAAAGTAGCACTATAAAAAGACTTTCCGCTATTTATAGTTCATGTGCGCAACGGTATCACGATAGCACAGCGCCATCACCATATCGAAGCGTAGAAGCCTCAAGACCTGTGGACGATGTAATTAAAGCAGCTTTACGCGAAGGCAATTTTAGGAAGTAATCATGGCAACTGATTTATATAAAGTAATTGTTGAAGCGCAAGCAAAAGGTGTTAAAGAAACACGAGATGCCATGGACTCTCTTGGCAAAAAAACATCTCTTGTTTCTACGGCTACAAAAGCACTTGGCGCTGCGTTCGCTGCGCTTGGAGCAGGTAGTGCTTTAACTAAAATTGCTAATGATACTCGTGCTTTTAGTTCTTCAATAAGTGAATTATCAGCTATCACTGGAGCAGCAGGTAAAGACCTTGAGTTTCTGAGACAGCAATCATTGGAAATTGGTAGAACTACAACGCTTTCTGCATCACAAGCGGCAGAAGCGTTTAAGCTAATCGCAAGCGCGAAGCCTGACCTTCTTGAATCTGGAGAGGCATTAGCGTCTGTCACAAAAGAAGCTGTAAAGTTAGCAGAAGCGGCTCGTATTGATTTGGCGTCTGCTGCTAACACAGTAGGAACATCACTTAATCAATTTGGTGCAAGTGCTGAAGAAGCCGCAAGATTTGTAAACGTATTGGCTGCAGGCTCTAAGTTAGGCGCATCATCTATTGCAGATACCGCCTTAGCTCTAAAGAACTCTGGTGCTGCTGCTGCGGCTGCAGGTGTAGGGTTTGAAGAAGCAAACGCAGCTATTCAAGTTCTAGCAGCAGGCGGTTTGAAAGCCAGTGAAGCAGGAACAGGGTTAAGAAACATAATTCTTAAACTTGAAGCAGATACAGATCAAAAACTACGCCCATCTGTAGTTGGTCTTGGCACTGCTTTGGAAAATCTTGCTGCACAAAACTTAACAGTCACAGAAGTTACTAAGAAATTTGGCGTTGAAGGTGTGGTTACAGCTTCAACATTGCTAAAAAATGCAGACGCAACTAGTAAACTAACAAGAGCATTAACAGGAACTAACATAGCGACAGAACAAGCTAGAACTAATTTTGATAATTTAGACGGCGATTTAATGGCTTTAAATTCTAGCCTTGAAGGTTTGGCTATAGCCATTGGAAGCGGCGCTGAAGACAGTATGCGCAATTTAGTTCAAGCATTAACAGCTTTTTCTCAAGCTGCTATTAGATATGTTAATTCAGATAAATTCGCAGAACATTTGGCTTTAACTTTTAACATTGGCGAAAAATTAGCAATTTTATTAGGTGTAAAACTTCTCGCTAATCTTATTTCTGTAGGAACTGCATTTGCAAGAACAGCAACAGCAGCAGGAGTTTTAGGTAGGGCAATTACACTAATGGGTGGTCCTATTGGCGTTATAACTATTGCTGCTTTTGGGCTATATGAAGTTTTACAAAAATTAGCTAATTCTCGCGTTGATGAAATGAGTAGAAGTTTAACAATGGCTGCTTCGCAAGGCGTTGGTGCTGTTGATGAACATATCCAATCATTAAGAAATAGCTTGCAAGAAGTAGAAGCCCAATTAATAACGGCAGAAAAAGCAAGCACAGGTTTTGATGCGGCTGTTAGCGCAGGTGCTAATCAAGCAATAAAACTTAGAAATATGCAAAGAGAAATCACAGACGCTTTAACAGAAGCTGAAGAACGAAGAAATGCTTTATTAAATGCGGGGAATATAGCTACAGGCGAATTTAATAGCACTAATGAAGAAGCGGCTGCAATTATCAGTGAACTTAGCGGGATAACAACTGAACATGGTGATGCAGTTGGAGAAAGCCTTACTGTTACAAAAGATCATTTGGACGTTACATCAGATTTAACAGATAAATACAAAGAATTAAACGATTCTTTACAGCAACAAATGACACAAGTTGGAATGACCGAAAGGGAGCAATTCTTATATAACCAACAAATGAAACTTGGCGCTGATGCTAGTCTTGAAGAAAGATTAGAAATCGAGAAGCTTTCAGGTCAGTTATATGACTCTAAGCAAGCCTACGCAGAATCAACTAAATCTGTAAAAGACGCTACAGCGAGTCAACAATTATATAAAAATATGATTGAGAACGTGCAGCGTTCGTTTGGTGATTTGATTTATAAAACTTTGGACGAAGGCAAACTTAATTTCAAATCATTCTTTAGTTCTGTGCTTGATGGTTTCAAAAGACTTGCTGCCGAAATTGCTGCACAAAAAATCATGGAAGGCATTTTTGGCGAAGGCGGCTTAGATGGCTTTTTATCAAGAATTAGCGGTGGATTTGGAAATGTAATTTCTGGCATTGCTAATGGTCTTGGTGGAGTAGTTAATAATCTTGTTTCTGGGATTAGCTCAAGTTTAACCAATATATTTTCTTCAATTACTGGTCGGGGAGCTGCAGGCGCAGTTAGTAGCGGAGTAGGTGGTGCTGTTAGTGGCGCTGCAGGAGGCGTTGGTGGGGCTATTTCTGGTGCAGCAGGTTCTGTTGGTGGTGCGGTTTCTGGGGCGGTCAGTTCTGTTGGTGGAGCTATTTCTGGAGCAGCTAGTGCAGTAGGAGGGGCGTTAAGTTCAGCAGGTAGTGCGGCTTTAGCATTAGCTACTAACCCAGTTACATTAACTTTGGCTGCTGTTGCTACTGCCGCAAAACTGCTTGATAGCGGAGGTAGCCCTACATCTACCGCAGGCTTAACAATGGCTAAAACAGGCGGTATGAGTGATGCCAATATATTCGAAATGGATGAATTTGCCTCTGGTTTTGCTCCATTAGGGTTCAAGCAAAACGCAACTAACGAACAAGCAAATGCTGCTGTTGCTCCATTAAAAAACTTAGACGCGACGTTAACAACTTTGGCAAAAGAAGCAGGCTATAATGTAGACCTTAGTGGTCATACATTCTCTGGTCTTGGTGTTGAAGGCACTGGATCAGGAACAGTGCTTGGTGTCTTTATTGAAAAAGGTAAAGAAAAAGGCACTACATTAGAAAAGCAAATGGATATGTATGCCGCTGAATGGATTAACGCAGTAGGAGTCAGAAACAATGTTCCTCAGTCTGCGTTGAATGACATTGTTGGTGATGGTTCTGCTGAAACGATTTTGCAAAATGCAGGAGCAGTTTTGAAGCAATCAGTAGACGGTTCTCACGCAGGTGGCTTAGAAAGCGTGCCATTTGATGGTTACATTGCTGAGCTACATAAAGGAGAAAGAGTACAAACTGCTTCACAAGTCGCTGCTACTGACGCAATGACATCAGAAATGGTAGGCTTACGCCAAAACCTAAACGAGTTAATGATGGTTGTGGCTAAATCTGTAGCTAAGACAGCTAGAATCGAAGATCGTTGGGACAAGAACGGTCTACCGCCAACGAGGGCATAGAATGAAGGTTATTAAGTCACAGGCGGTAACGGATACTACTTTAACGGCTACGGACGTGCCTGAGAACGATTACGCTGCATGGGCTGTAGGTACTACGTACGCAGATGGTGATCGTGTAATCGTTACTACGCCAAATATCCATACTATTTACGAGTCTGAGCAAGGGTCTAACATCGGCAATGACCCAACTACAGATGACGGTACTTGGTGGGCTGTCATATCTAGTACAAACCGTTGGAAAATGTTTAATGATGTTATTCAAGAACAGACAATTCAGACTGATGGTATTGATGTCACAGTTGAGCAAGGACAAGTCGTAACTGCTCTATCTGCTGTTAATGTCGATTGTGAGTCTATAGACGTAATCATGACTGACCCAATAGAGGGTGAAATATACAACGAAAACTTCCCAATGATTAGCTACTCGGGAATTACTAATTGGTATGATTATTTCTTCTTAGCGATTGAGCGAAAGTCAGATTTAGTAGTTATTGGACTACCGCCATACGCAAGTGCTGATATAAATGTCGTGTTTAATGGTACAGGAGATGTTAAATGCGGCGCTTTGGTGTTCGGAACAGCACTAACTATTGGTGATTCTCAATATGGGGCTAGTTTTGGTATCATTGATTACTCAACCAAGACAGTAGATGCTCAAGGTAGGACTACAATTACAGAAGGCACTTATTCTGACGAAGCGGATATAGATGTTGTAATTGAAACTGGCAGGTTTGCTCAAGTTAAAAAGATTTTGACAGATTTAAGAAATGTTCCTACTGTTTGGGTCGCAAGTGAAGAAGCTGAAGGTACGCTGATATACGGCTACTATCGTGAATTTAATGTTTTATATAGTGGACCGACTGTGTCCATGTGTACGCTATCAATAGAGGGTTTAACCTAATGACTATCCCAACTAT